TTCGTGGGCAGCAACTCGCCAGGCAACCTGGCCAGCCGGCCGGCCGACCTGATCAACGCCGATGAGGTCGAGAAGTTCCCCCATAACACGGGCAAGGAGGCGGACGCGGTGACGCTGATCGAGCAGCGGACCAAGAGCCGGGCTGTCTCAATGATCGCAAAAACATCCAGCCCGACTACGGACAGCGGACTGATATGGCGGGCCTTCATGGCCGGGGACCAGCGCTACTTCTATGTGCCTTGTCCGCACTGCGGGGAGGGGATCGCGCTAGAGTTCAACCAGATCCAGTGGGACCAGGGGGCGAAGTCGGGCGACAAGTGGGACCTCGACCGCGTGAAAGACTCCGCGGTGTACAAATGCCCGCAGTGCGACGGCACCATCACCGACACCGACAAGCCGGGGATGCTGCGGGGCGGGGAGTGGAGGGCTACAAATCCACATCCGGCGCCGGGGGCCAGGAGCTATCAACTCAACAGCCTCTACTCGCCCTGGGCCCGGACCACGTTCGGGGCGCTGGCCGTCGAGTTCCTGAAGGCAAAGGGACGGAGGGACCTGCGCGGCTTCTATAACGGTTATCTGGGCATGCCGTGGAGCGATGTCCACGAGAAGTGTGACTGGGAGGTCCTCGCCGCCCGCAGGGAGGCCTATCCGAGGGCGGTGCCGGACGGGGTGCTGGTCCTGACCTGCGGCGTCGATGTGCAGGACGACCGGATCGAGGCGGAGATCGTCGGATGGGGGCCCGGCGAGGAGAGCTGGAGCGTGGAGTTCGGGACCTTCCATGGCGATCCTGCCCGTCAGTACATCTGGGGGGACCTCGACAAGTGGCTCCTGATGGAGCGCCGGCTGCCGGTGTCCTGCACCTGCATCGATTCGGGCGGGCACTATACGAGGGAGGTCTATTTGTTCTGCAAGCCGCGGGCCTCGCGGAGGGTGTACGCCATCAAGGGCAGCAACATGCCGGGAAAGCCGGTCGTCAACCGGGCAACGCGGAACAACCGGGAGAAGGTCAGGCTCTTCACCATCGGGACCGACACCGCCAAGGGCACGCTGTTCGCCCGCTTTCAGATCGCGGCGAAGGGGCCCGGCTACTGCCACTTTCCCGATCACTACGACGACGAGTACTTCCAGCAGCTCGTAGCCGAGGAGATGCGCGTCCGGTATCACCGGGGATTCGAGATCCGCGAGTGGCACAAGATCCGCCCGCGCAACGAGGCCCTCGACTGCCGGGTGTACGCGATGGCGGCGCTCGCGATCCTTCCCATCGGCCTGATCGCCGCGCTCGATCAGAGCCGCCGGGCGGAGCCGGACGGTGAAGAGGACGAGCAGGACGCCAGGCGCCGGACGCACCGCAGGCGCAAGTCCTGGATCAATAAGTGGTGATCGCCGCCTGAACTCCGTCTAAACCAATACGGTATTGGCAATGACACTGCCAGTACCGACTGCAATCCCCTCGGCACTCCACGCCGGGTCCACGGTGACATGGACACGGACGGTAGCGAGTGATTATTCAAACGACTCCGGCTACGACCTGCGCTACGACCTCGTAAACGCCGAGGGTCAGATCCAGATTGCATCCACCACGCAGAGCGGCGTCACCTTCACCTTCGCCATCACCCAGGCCGTGAGCCAGACATGGGCGTCCGGCGTCTACGGCTGGCACCTCTGGGCGGTCAAAAGCGGCGAGCAGCACCTAGTCGATGCGGGCACCCTGGAGATCCGGCCGGACGTGGGGGCGGCATCCAGCGGCCTCGACACCAGAAGCCACGTCAAGAAGACCCTCGACGCGCTGGAAACCCTGATCCAGGGGCGGGCCCTCACCGATGCAGACAGCTACAGCATCGCCGGGCGCAGCCTGAGCAAGATGTCCATCGAGAGCCTCTTGTCCTGGCGCGATAAGTACAAGGCATTCTACCGGCAGGAGCTCGACGCCGAAAAGGTGGCTCGCGGGCTCGACGGCAGCAACGTCATCCGGGTGAGGTTCTCCGGACGATGAAGCGCCCGCGCATATTCGGCGGCAGGAACGGGGCCGAACTTCAGCCTAAGCGCCAAGTGCCGACTGGATTCCGCGGCGGGCGCCGGAACTACGCCGCGGCCAATGCCGGGCGCCTCTTTCAGGATTGGTTCGGCAGCGAACTCACCGCGGACCAGGCCGTCTACAACTCGCTGAGGACCCTCCGCAACCGGGCCCGCGACCTGGAACGGAATAATGACCTCGTGCGCCGCTATATCGCCCTCGCCAAGTCTAACGTGATCGGGCCGGTGGGGATCAGACTGCAGGCGCAGAGCCGCGACGGGGAGACGCTCGACCGGGCCGCCAACAACATGATCGAGGAGTCCTTCCGGCAGTGGGGCAGGCCGGGGATCTGCACGGCCGACGGCCGGCAGAGCTGGCGCGACCTCGATACCATGGTCCTCACCAGGCTCATCGTCGACGGGGAGTGCATCATCCGCCACCGGCCGGGCTTCGAGAACGACTACGGCTACGCCGTGCAGGTCCTGCCAGCCGACCTGCTCGACGAGGGCAAGAACGAGCGCGTAGGCCGCGGCCGCAATACCATCACGATGGGCGTCGAGATGAATGCCGACCGGCGCCCAATCGCCTACCACATCAAGTCGAGCGAGAACACCGTGACCGGGATCAGCCCGTCTGGCTCCACGGTCCGGGTCCCTGCAGACCAGATCATCCACCTCTACATCCAGGAGCGGCCATTCCAGACCCGCGGGGTAACGTGGCTGGCCTCCGGCATGGCCAGGACCCGCCTGCTCGACGGCTTCGAGGAAGCCGTCGTCGTGGGCAGCCGCGTTGCCGCCAGCAAGATGGGCTTCATCACCGGGGGAGAATACGAGGGCAGCGGGACCAATCCAGATGGATCAACC